GTAAATGTTAGAAGACTATTAATTGAACTTAAATCTTTCATTTCACAAATTGCTGATAATTTAGTATTTGAACAAAATACAGCAGCAACAAGAAATAATTTCTTAGGACAAGTTAATCCATATTTAGAATCAGTACAACAAAGACAAGGTTTATATGCGTTTAAAGTTGTAATGGATGCTTCAAATAATGGACCAGATGTAGTAGATAGAAACCAAATGGTAGGAGCAATTTATTTACAGCCAACTAAAACAGCTGAATTTATTTACCTAGATTTCAATATTCTTCCAACAGGAGCAACTTTCCCGTCATAAAGAATAAAAGATATAATATTTATAATAAAATAAAAATAAAACAATAATAAAATGGCAGTATTAAACCCAAACGAAATATTTTTCACAGCCTTTGAACCAAAAGTTGCTAATAGATTTATTATGTACGTAGATGGAATCCCAGCTTACATCATTAAGGGTGTTAGTGGAATGGGTTTTGCACAAGATGAAATCATACTTAATCATATAAATACTTATAGAAAAGTAAAAGGAAAATTAAGATGGAATGATTTAACGATGCAATTATTTGATCCAATAACTCCTTCAGGAGCACAAGCTGTGATGGAATGGACAAGATTACACCATGAATCAGTAACTGGTAGAGATGGATATAGTGATTTCTATAAAAAAGATTTAACTATTGATGTATTAGGGCCAGTTGGTGATGTAGTATCTGAATGGATCATAAAAGGTGCATTTATTAAAGATGCTTCATTTAGTGATATGAATTGGGATGATGATGGAACAGCAAATACTATCGACATGACAATCGGAATGGATTACTGCGTGTTAAATTTCTAAAAAGAAAATTACATATATTTAAGAATAGCTTGGCTTCGGTCAAGCTTTTTTTTATATTGAATATGTATACATGAATTAAGTTATAACAAAATAAAAGATATGAGCGAATCAAAATTAAGTTTCCCAACAGAAATAGTAGAATTACCTTCAAAAGGTAAAATTTATCCTAAAGATAACCCACTTAGTAGTGGTAAAGTCGAAATGAAATATATGACTGCTAAAGAAGAGGATATTTTAACCAACCAAAACTTTATTGAAAAAGGAATAGTATTAGATAAATTAATGGAATCTCTTACTTTACATAAATTTGACATAAAAGATATTCATACTGGTGATAAAAATGCTATTTTTATAGCAGCAAGAGTATTAGGATATGGATCAGATTATAAGTTTAATTATGATGGGGAAGAATATGAAGTAGATTTATCTAAAATAGAAAATAAACCCTTTGATATTGATGCTTTAACAGATGAGGGATATGGTACTTTTGAAATGCCTTCAAATGGTACTAAAATACAATATAAACATTTAACAGAAAAAGATATTGATGCTATTACTAAAGAAGTATTAGGATTATCTAAATTAAGTAAAGGAGCACCTCCTGAAATCACAACAAAATTAAAACATCAAATAGTATCAATAGATGGAAAGACTGATAAAAATGAAATTCGTAATTATGTTGATAATTTTCTTTTAGCTCGTGATTCTAGATCATTTAGAAATTATTTAAAAAATGCAGCACCTGATGTTGATTTAAGTTTTATTACAAATGATGGTAAAGAAATAGAAATTCCAATTACTGTAAATTTTTTCTGGCCCGATCTTTAGAAGATTTAATTAAGTATCGGGTAAGTGTATTTCATACAATACATGAAATAGTATTCCACGGTGGTGGTGGTTATGACTTTGATACAGTTTATAATATGCCTCTTTGGTTACGTAAAATGACTTTCCAAAGATTACAAGAATTTTTTGATCAAAAACAAAAAGCTCAACAACCTCAAAAAAAGGGAGAAATAGATATGGCTAATCCTAATAAATCAAAGATACCCAATAAAAGAACTATATCACCCCCAAACTATATTACTAAAAAGTCAACAAAAAGATAATTCTTAAATATTTATAATAAAATTATTATATGGCCGGATTAGAGGGTTTAGGAAAAGATGATTTACGAAATGTCATTCAAATTAAGAATGCCATTAGAGATGTTAAGTCTGATATAGCTGCTACTAATAAAGAACTTAGTAAATTTGGATCTTCAGTTGTTGATATTGGAACCGAGATGGGTAAAGTCACTAAGGCAACAAGTCAATTTGCTGACTTACAAGATGAAGCAGCTAGATCTGCTAGTGCTACTAACAAAGCTATCCAAAAACAAAGCGAACAACAAGCTATAGTAAGAACTCTTAATATTCAAATTAATGAGTTAATGGCTAAGTCTCTTACGGTTAGTGATGATCAAGCAAAAGTACTTCAAAAACAAGCACAGCAAATTGGGGCAGTAAGAGATGGAGCATTAGGATTATCTAAAGAATTTGGAAAAATAGCAGAATCTTCAGCTGACATGGATAAGAAAACCATGTGGTTTACTGCTTTTTCTGATTTTACAAAGGATATACCTGGTTTAAGAGTACTTTCGGGTCCGTTTCAAGCTGCTGCTAAAGCTTCAAGAGAAACAGTAATTAATAATGCCAAAGCTAAGGATATACAAGGAAGAATTGGTAAAGTAACAGCAAAACAATTAAAATCAGGTAAGGGACTTACAAAAGCAAAACTAAAATCTTTAAAACTTGAAGATATAACCCAAGGCAAAACAGGATCTGCAGCAGCTAAAATGTTAAAAAATGCTAAAAAACAAAATGTAGTACAAAGTGTAGGAAGAAAAGGAATGTCAGCAGGATTTAAGGCATTAGGACCTGCTATATCAAAAGCATTTGCCCCTATTGCAATTATAACAACTATAGTATCTGTAATTAAAGGGATAGTTGCAATGATGGCTGAAGCATCAAAAGAAACTGCAACATTTTCAAAAAACTTATTAATAAGTAGAGCAGCAGCAAGAGATTTAAGAGATACAGTAATTCAAGAAGTTGGGAAGTATAATGAAATAAATACTGCACTAGGATATCAAGAAATTACACGTAAGGATATGTTAAAGGCTATGGATGCCATTAACCAAAAATTAGGTTTTCAAGTCAATATATTAGGAGATTTTGGTGATGAGATGGGGGCAAATGTAGCTGAATCTGCATTATTAGTAAAAAACTTTGGGTTTAGTGCTGATGCAGCTGCTTCATTATTTATGGAATCTGTAAAAATGGGCAAGCCTTTAAAAGATATGACCAAAGAAATAATGGGTCAATTAGCATTTCAAGGTACTCAAGATGGAATAATGGTTGATATGGTTAAAACCATAGAAAGAGCAACTAAAATATCAGGGAATTTAAGAGCTAATTTTGGGGATAACGTAGGAGCAATAGCTAATGCTGTGTATCAAGCAGATAAATTAGGTTTATCTTTAGAGGGAATGGAAGGTGTATCTAATAATTTATTAGATTTCCAATCTTCTATAGAAAATGAAATGAAAGCAGAATTGCTTTTAGGTAAAGACCTTAATCTAGAAAAAGCAAGAGAATACGCTTTAATGGGTCAAACTGGTAAGTTGATGAAAGAAATTTCTAAACAAGCAGGTTCTCAGAAAGACTTTTTAGCAATGAATATGGTCCAACGTCAAGCCTTAGCTAAAGCTGTTGGGATGGAGGTTAATGAGTTAGCTGATATGTTTTCAAAGCAGAAAAAAATGGATGCTTTAAGAAAAAAGAATTTAGAAGTCCAAAATAAATTAAAAAAAGCAGGAGTCAACCTACAATATGATGAAAATGGTGCAATAACTAGTGGATTACAAGAAATTAGAATAGCACAAGAAGCAGCAGGTGCAAGTGAAAAACAAATTAGAGAAATATTAGGTGAACAGGTTTATTTAAGAAAACAAGAAGAAGATGCTACCCAAAAATTTAATGATGCATTAGCTCAAGCTAAAGATCTTTTTGCAGCATTTGTTACTGGTGGGTTATTAGATAAATTAGCTGCAGGATTAGAGGGATTAATAAATAGTTCTATATTCCAAGGATTTGTAGAGGAAGGTGCTTCAGAAGATAGAATTGCTGATACAGAAAAAGTATTAGAAGAACAGAAAAAATCAGGAGAAAAATTAACTAAATCCCAAATGGATTTAGCTAATGAAAATATAAGATTAGCTAAAGAATCTAAAGCTTTAAATGCCCAATCAAGTGTTGGAGATGATATTACGGATGTAGGAGCAGCAGCCCTATCAGGAGCTGCTATTGGTGCAGGACTTACAGCTTGGTTAGGACCTGGTGCTGGTATTGGAGCTGCTATTGGTGGTTTAATTGGAGGGGGTATTGCATTATATAAAAATTCACAAGATCAAGACGATGCAGATGCAGCAAGAATATTATCACAAGATGCTAATACAAAATTCAATCAATCTATGGATACGGCTGATGATTTTATTATAAGACCAGGCCAAAGACCACTTAAATATAATAGAGATGATGTTATTGTTGGAGGAACTAATTTAGGTGGTGGAGGTAACACAGAAGCAATATTAAATAGAATATTAGCCGCAATAGAAAATGGTGGTGATGTATACATGGATGGAGATAAAGTAGGAAAATCATTAGCACTTGCGACTTCCAGAATGGGCTAATATTTATAATAAAATTAACTTAAAACAATAAAATCATGGCAGAATCAATTTTAAACAAGTTTGATGCAAACGGTTCACCTTTAGCAGTACCAGTATCACCAGCAGATGGTGTTACTCCAGATGCGGTTAGTATTCAGGGTAATTCATTACTCCATAATCAATATTCAAATATTGGTGATCCTAGTTTAACAGAACCAGCTTATAATAATATAGGTAGAGCAGCTACAGGTTACTCATTACCTTCAATATCACAAGCAGGTCAAGCAGCAAACACATACCAAGGAGAAACAAATAGGTATAAAAATAATGCTCCAGAAAATAGATCATTTTAAATAAAGCTAAATGCCTTTAATAACCTCTACTACAAACTTAAATAAATTAAAGTTTGGGAGTGATAATTCTGGTGATAGGTTTGCTAGTGGATTTAGTAATCAACCCTACATTAGAACGGATATCCCAGGTGTTGATGTGAATAATTCTAATCCAACACCTATTGCTCAGTTAGATAGTAGTGGTGAACCAATATATGGGGATTTAGAACCTTCAAGTTTAGACATATTATTTAGAGGAGGCCTTAATGCTCCTAGAGATGCAGTAACTGATGTAAGTAGATTAACAAAAATGTTTTTCGATACAAAATCTCCTAATGGTTTAATATTTACAGCAAATCAAAATCTTTTATCACGTACTTCAGTAATGACTGAAGCATCATATGGCATAGGTTATGGTAGAAATAAAGAACCGGATTTTATAACAGGAAAAGGTGGAGGCGCTCTACCAAGTGGTATTTATTTACCTTCAAGTACATTAGCTCAAGCTGGAGTAGGATTTTTAGGTACTCATTTAAATTTAATGGGATTAGATCCTAGCTCACCTAATAGTAGAACAGGTGAAACTAGTGGTATATCTGGTTTATTTGGGGGAACAGGACCAGGTGCAGGTTTAAGAACCTACTCAATGATAATGGAGGAGAAAATCCAAATTGATCAAGAACAACAAGGTAAAGAATTATCAAATAGATTAGTCCAAATATACGACAATAGGCAAAAAACAGGATCACCTACAGACCCAGATGTTATAGTATATAATGGAGGCCCGGGATCAATACTAGGTATTGGTAAAACAAAAATTAGATTTGCTGGGAGTAATGGAGTAGGAAAAACAAGAACAAATTTTAATAATTTTTTAGAAAGTGATAATATAGCTGTATGGGATGCTGCTCAATTAGCAGATGGTAAAAAAATAATAGGAGCTGGAAATATTGAACCTGATTTTAGAAAAAAATTAATTGATGTTTTAGGTCCTGGTGGTGTTCCTTTAACGGATGATAATGCTCAAGGTATCTCCCAAACAAGTATTTTATCAATATCACCTAGCTATACAGATAAAAATAGATCTAGAAGAGTACAAATGGGAGACGCTGGTGCTAATATTCCAAAAGTAAAAAATAATCCAAATGTAGGTAGATTAAATTATGGTATAGCAGCTAATGAAATGGTAGCAATAGATAAAATTAATGCTCAAACTATGTACGTTTCTTCAGGTCCTAATCCTGATGGCAATTTAGCTGTTAATGATTTTTGTAAATTTAGAATAGCAGCTATAGATAATTCTCCAGATGCAAAAGGAAATGCTGTTTATATGCATTTTAGAGCATTTATAGATTCATTTACTGATGAATATTCTTCTTCATGGAACCCAACTAAATTTTCAGGTAGAGGTGATAATTTATACACTTATGCTGGCTTTGCAAGAACTATTAACTTATCATTTACAGTTTATGCACAATCAAAAGCAGAACTTATACCAATGTATAAAAAACTAAATTATTTGGCATCAACAATGACACCAGATTATAATACAGCTGGGTTTATGCGAGGAAATTTAGTACGTTTAACATTAGGAGGATATTTATATGAACAACCTGGATTTATATCTGCATTTACTTATGAGGCACCTCAAGAGGCATCTTGGGAAATTGCTATTAATGAAAATGGTGAATCAGACCCATCAGTTAAAGAATTACCATTTATGATTAGAGTAACAGGGATGTCATTTACACCAATACAAGATTTCTTACCAAGAAAAGTTAAACCTGAGGCAGCTAATGGAATGGATGGGGATCAAATGATTGATGAAAGATATATAGCATTATCAAATAGGATAGGAGATTCTCTTTATTCATCTGTATATGAAAATCAATTACCTACACAAACAGATGATACTTCTAATTCAGAATTAAATACTGAAGAAGTTGAAGAAGAAAATCTAGGACCAAGTTTCAACAGCTTCTAATATTAAAATATGAATAGATATCAAGACATAAGACAAATAAAAAACGAAAATGAATTCGTTGGTACTCTTGGAGATAAGTATTATAGAACTACATATTATCCTGAAATAGAGCCACATGAATCTGATATTTATGTTGAAACTGAATTTGGTGATAGATTAGATTTATTAGCTAATCAATTTTATGGGGATGTTACTTTATATTGGATCATTTCTATTTCCAATCCAAACAAACTAAATCTTGGCTCTATAACAATTCCACCAGGAACACAATTAAGAATACCAGTTAACATAAATGGCATAGTGTCGAGATTTAATCAATTAAATGCACTTTAATTATGACAACATTTGGATCACCATTTAGAAGTTGGGTTACAAAACAAGTTCGAACAAGACAAAATTCCCTTGGATATCAAAATTATGGAGTTGATGATTTAAAATATCAAAATACTAAAGTACCCTGGATAAGACTAGCTAGTTCTGTAGATATAACTGGAAATAATGAATCTCAAGTAGTTAGAAGTTTATTAAAAAGTGGTATAAGTGAAGAAAATTTTAAACAAGATATTGCTGCTAAGAATTTTATTTTACAAGGTGGGGTAGTAGGAATAGGAGAAAATAATGAATTAAAAACATATCAAGGTCTTAATAGTACTAATGAGTATTATAAAGGTGCTTATGGTTGGGGTGGTTTAAATGAAAGAGGATATGTTCCCTTACCTGGTCTAATAGATGCTTCATTATTATATAAATCAGATGGAGCCTTTGCCCAAGCTACAATAAACATGAAATGTTTTAGTAGATCACAATTAGCTTTAATGGATATTTTATATATGAGACCTGGATTTAATTTATTATTAGAGTTTGGGTGGAGTACATACTTAGATAATGAAGGTAAGCTACAAACATATGATACTTTTGTGTCTAATGCTTTAGATTTTACACTAAATAAAAATGGAATAACTGCTGAAGATTTTAAAAATAAAGATGGTTCAAGACAAAGTAATATTTTAGGTTTAATTGAAAAAGAAAGAATAAATAGGGCAGGAAACTATGAAGGTATTTTTGGAACTATTACTAATTTTAATTGGTCATTTAATAAAGAGGATGGAAGTTATAATTGTCAAACTCAACTAATAGGGCATGGTAATGTAATAGAATCTTTAAGAATTAATGTAAATCAACCTATAAGTGAAGAAAAAAAACCTAGTGAAAGTTCTACTACAGAGGACACAGCAGAATCTGAAAACTCAGAACCATTACAATCTAATATAAAAATTAATTTGTATATGGATTATATAAATAAAATATATACAGGTTTTAATGAGGCAGGATCAGAAGTATTAAATAAAAAAAATGCTACACAATTAGGAATAAATGATCCTTGTAAATTCGGTACACAAGACTATGTTATAGAATCCTTTCAATGTATAAGAAGCTCTGAAAGAAAAGAATTAACCATTAAAAATGGTATTGTAGGATTTACAGGTATGCAAACAGATGGTGAATCAAAAAACACACCTCAGGTTTTTATTAAATTTTCAGTAATATTAGCTATTATACAAAAATATTTCCTTTTATATGATGATGAGGATAATCCATATTTTTATTTTGATTTTGATTTTTTTAATTTAGATGAAGATGAAAATTATTTAACTAATCTACCAGGTCAATTTTCAGCAGATCCTACTTGTTGTTTTACAGTATATCAAAATCATAATCTCCCAGAAGCAGGTTTTGCTATTCCTGATACTACTTTAAATAAAATATTTACTAGTGCAGCACCTAAATTTCTATCAGATAAGGGGCATGTAGCTAAAATGTCTGATATGTTTATAAACATAGAATTTATTGGTAATGTATTTAAAGATGAATCTATAATTGATAAAAATACTGGATCTACAACTTTATTAGCTTTTTTACAAGCTATATTAAGTGGGGTTAATTCATCAAGAGGTGGTCTTAATAACTTTGAAGTTAAAACAGATTTATCAAATAATACAGTTCAAATTCTAGATAACTCTCCTGCTAGATGGAAAGCAAATAAACCTCCAAATGTAGAAGATACTTCATTATGTGTTTTTAATACTTTTGGGGTAAAAAATAAACAAGAAGGTAGCATAGTTAAAAATATAGATATCAATTCACAAATTGACCAAGATATGATGACTATTATAGCTGCAAGTACGGGAAATCGTTCTAATAGTTTTAACGCAAATGGAACAGGGTTAGGTAAATGGAATCAAGGGTTAGAAAATAGAATTTTTCCTAATCCTGGGGATTCAACGAATAAAGACGTAAAAGCAAAAAGTAAAATAAAAGAATTATGGACTAAAACTTTAGATAGTGATGGTAAGTATAATGGACTTTTTGTAAGTATATTAGATGGTTTAAGATGGGTTATGGGCGATATTAAAACTTTAAAATCAGCAAATCAAACTTTCCAAGAATTAGTAAGTGGAGAAATGGTTGATAAAGGTCAAATAAATTCACCATATTTTCTTCCGTTTAATATAAGCTTAGATTTTGAGGGTATATCTGGTATTAGATTATATGAGCAATTTGATATGGATGATAATGTATTACCTTATACCTATGATAAAAATGCTCTTCAATTGCAAGTAAAATCTTGCGATCATGTTGTAAATGCAAATGAATGGACAACTAAATTATCAGCTATACCAAAACCAACATTAAGTAAACAATCAGAATATGTTGAAGCCAATGCTCTAGGTGAAGATCAAAAACCAGATTATGGTCCTTTCCCAACAAGTGCAGATGGACAACCTGGACCAGGAGGTAATCTACCACGTCCTCCGGGAGAAGTACCACCTGAGGATGAAAAAAGAAGAATGATAGTAACTAGAGTAATGGATGATGGCACTCAAACATTAGGTATAATGACTATTTATGATGAAGATGAAAAAACTGTATTATATCGTTTAGCAACCTCAGAATTACCTTGGAAAGGTAATAGAAATAGTATTAGTTCAATTCCAGTTGATCAGTATAGATGTAAATCTCATAGATCAGGAAAACATGGGGCATGTTATTGGGTAATAGGTAATGCAGGGGGTAATTATGCTTTTAACAAACTTTATGGGAATGGTTATATTAGAAAATCAGTATTAATACATAGATCTCCAAAAGCACCAGGTTGGTTAGAAGGTTGTATAGGCCCAGGTTCTAAAATTAATACATCAAGACAACCTGTACAAACAGGTAGTCAAAAGGGTACAGGTACAAAATATAAAAACCCATCTTTATCAGAGTCTATACAAGCTATGGCTAAAATAAATGGAACATTATATAGTGTTGGGTCATTTAGAATGGAAGTTAAAAATTTAAATGATGTGCCTAATGGGTCATTACCTAAAACATTTGATGAGAGTGTTGCAACTGTATTTCGAAATGCCGGTTTAATGTAACAAATTATAAAATTATGTATGTACCTAAAAATAGAATAAAAACAAATTTATACACAGCAGGTAATGAATTTGTAGTTAAATCAGATAAAACTCAATATACTGGGTTCTATCATAGTCTTTGGACAGGTAGATTTTTTACAGGTAAAACTCCAAATGACGATCCAACAAATGAAATAATAAGACAAGCTGATGTTATAAATAGTATTTGGGATAGAACAACCGAAGAAGTAGAATTTCAACAATATGCTGAAAATTTTGATGGTCTAGTATATCTTGATCAAGATCAGGATATGCAAATGATTATGGATTATAATGCTATTACAGAAACTGACATATCTGTAACAAAAATATTCCCCCAACAATTTTACCCTACACCATCATTAGAAGATTATAAATTAGGATCTTTTACAAGATATTTTGCCGTTAAAGTTAATGAATTAATTTATTTAGAAATAAATAAAAAAACATATGATCTTCTTAAGTCCCGATCTAATACTATAAATTTTGAAATGTATCAAAATTTTAAAATACAATGGACATTAGATGGAGTTGAAGAAAATGTATTTGACATTAATAGAGATCAAGTATTAATTGCACAACAAAACATACAAAGATTAGGTTTTACTAATTTTTTACAAGATGATTATTTAAAATTTTATAGATCTAAAAATATTAATAACCAATTCACAAGTGGGGATGATTATACTTTACCTAATGGATTAAGTTATCAAGGTTTATATCACATAATGCCTAATGGAGTAGCTATGACTGGAAGATTTCATGGTGAAGCTGAAGATATTCTTTTAACACCAATTTCAAATTAAACTAGGATTATAGATAAATTCATCGTATATTGAATCAAAATAAGAGTTATGTTTTGGTTAGTTGAAGATGACAAGCAGTTAGAGGTATTTAAAAATTATGTTAGAGAGGAAGCATTTGTTGAAATAATTCCATATTCTAATGTAGAGCATCCCACAAAAGGTGGTATATGTGCTGTTTACATTCGTCCGTTAAATGCCGCAAAAGGGTTTATATTGACAAACGACCATAGCGAGACATTAAACGTTGGTATAGACGCTATAAAATGCGTGTTAGACACATTAGATAAGGTGTATGTGCGTGATAAGAAGGAATTTTTGCATTATTTAATATTACAAAAGCTCTTTGACATTACATTAACAACGCCTACGTATATACCAGAATCAACTCAAGCACATAATTATTTTTACAGCAAATATCCCGATAAAAAGGATGTTAATAAAATAATACCAATTGTTAAACATTATGAGTATTGTGAAAAGATATTTAACGACTTAAAAGACAAAATAAATGAGCCAATCAACGACTTTTACAACACAAAAGCCACAGTGGTTTTCAACGCC